CCTGTGGTGGGTCACCAGGGGGCGGTGCTGGCACTCTTTCATGCCCGCCCGGGTGAGGGCGCGGCGGATATACAGGTCGCAGTAATGCCACAGCGGCTCCGGTGGCATGTGATCCGCCTTCGACACTTCCGCCGCGATCCGTTCGGTGGTGAACTCGCGCTGCAGCTCGGCGGAGAATCTGGTGCAGCCGAGCGCCTGGGTGATCAGCGGCGCGTCCGGCCACCCGGGGCCGTACTCATAGGGGAAAGTGCACCAGTCAGACTTGCAGGCTTCGAGCTGCGGCACGACCTCATCGTGGAGTTTCATGTCGTGCTCGATGATCAGCAGGTCATCCCAGCCGGTCCACCGCTTGCTGATCTCATTCCAGTAGGCGTCGTCGCCGCTGCCGGTCCACACCAGCTCAGTACCCGGCGGGAGAGTGGCCTTGCAGGCCGGGTGCAGCTGGGTGTAGAAGCAGGCGATCTGCATCAGCTCTCCCGCCATGGTGGAAAAGAGACCAGAACGCCGGCCTTCATGTCTATCCCGGATGGGTAGAGGTCCACGGTCACCTCATCAACCGAGGCGTGGTGGATACCACAGGTGAGCCAGCGACGTACCAGGTCCCAGTCTGGCCAGTTGGTCTCGTCGCGCCACGTTTCGAGTTCCAGGATCTTCGCGTCGTGGGCGATCATCGACACCTGCACCCGGCCATGGGCGGGACTCCCATCGCCAATACGCACCGGCACGTTCCCCCCGTGGACCATGGCCCGCGAGTAAGCGAACCCGCCTATAGCCGGGCCAGCAAGTGTGGCCAGGTGCCGGGGCCGCCAGTTGTCATCATCATCAAGCCAGGCGAGCACGCGCCCGGCCGCCTCCTCGACGCCACGCAGCCTGGCACGGTGGCCCCAGCGAGCCCGTGGATCATGTTCATTAAGCTGGATCAGCCGCGTGTTCGTCGGCAGGCTGGCCCTAGCGAGTTCCCGGTCAGGGCCGTCCGAGATGATCAGGTGCTCAAAATCGCGGTAGTCCTGCGCCTGCACGGACGGGACGCACCGATCCAGCAGCACGTCATGACGCTGCCATGTGGGCGTGATGACTGTGACGGATGGCACAGTCACTTCCCGCAGATTGCCCAGACCGTCACCGTGTCGTTATTGCCACTAATCGTTCCTGCGGTCCAGCTGTTCGGGGTATTACTGGCTTCTGGCTCGCTCGAAGACGGCAAGGAATCCGGAGCGGAATAGGTGGCCGAAACAGCAGCTCCGCCGCCACCGAACACGAACGGGTGATCAGCAGGACACGTCGCCGTGGCGCGGGTATTTGAGATGGCGACGATGATCTGGAGATCGAGCCCAGTCGAGCCGCCGGTCGATGGCCCAGTTGGACCCTGCGCACCCGTGGCGCCGGTTGCGCCCGTAGCGCCCGTAGCGCCGGTCAGTCCCTGCGGGCCGGTCTGGTTCCAGGTGACGCTGGCCGCGCCGCCGCCACACGAGCCGCCATTGCCGGTGTCGATGACCTGAAGGTTCGCGCCGTGGGCGGGCGGCGGGGACTGGTAGCAGGCGTGGATCACGCCACCGCCATCGGGGATGCTGGCGTAGGCGATGCCGTAGCCGCCGAGGCCCAGGATGGTCGCGGCAGCCCCGGCGATAGCGATCCTGCGTGGATTGAGTCTCATGGACTCAGCCCTCTTCGTCCCACTGGTCGCGCCGGCGGAGCAGGATCGACGTGAGCGCGGCCGGGCCGAACAGCCCCTTGCGCGGGCCAGCAGCCGGCATGGTGGGCCGGTCGCTGCGGACGAAGAACTTGCGCAGGTCGTCGTCGGCGGCGAACGCCCGCACCTCTTCGACCTCAGCCTGGACATAGTCGGCGATCGAGTACAGCGCCGCGTCGAACGCCCGCAGCATCGAGGTGGTGTCGCCGTAGCCGGGGGTGAGCACGGGGGCCACGTCGATCAGGTCACCCGAATGCAGGGTCCGCAGCGCCAGGCCGTCGCGCCAGTCCCACTCGTCCCCGCCTGGGTGGCAGCGGAACGCGAACGAGGAGTACCGGATGTCGCGCCGCTCGACCAGTTCGCGGATGTCAGCGCGGGACTCGGGCGGCTTCACCATGTAGTCGAGGCCGATGCGGTCCGGCGAGAGCCGCAGCGTGTCAGCCTCGGTCGTGCCGAGCACCATGTTCGAGTCATGGTTATACCGGCAGACGACCCCGGTGGCGTCGTCAATGTTCTTCCAGCCGCGTGACTGCACCTCGTTGAAGAACGTCGGCATGACACGCTCTTTGAACCCGCCGAGGTTCTTCGACTCGCGGGGGATGAACACGGTGGCGTAGCCACCGATCCACCGGCCTTCGGTGCCCATGTCACGCATCTCGATCGGCCGGTCCAGATCGCGGAACTGGCTGGTGATCCGCACCTCGCGCCGCTCGTAGTCGCGGGACATAGACGATTCGCCGACGTGGACGCCGAACTTCTTGGCCATCGTGCGGATCTTGGCCATCGCCTTGTCCCCAAACGGGGACGAGCTGGCGCGGGCGAGGGCGTTACGGACGTGCGAGGCGTCGTGGACGGGGAAATGCCGCAGCGAGCGGGGGGTTGTCTTCCCCTCCTGGTCCTTGGCGCCTCCCGGCTCGATGTAAGCGAAGGCACTGTCCGGGAGGTCGTTGGCCTCGGAAGTCGAGATGGCCGCCATTAGTGCGCCTTCCCATTCATGGCGGCCCTGGCCGCCGGGACGAAGTCTTCCGCCTTGCCGTGCAGCAGGGCGAGCGCGGCCGGGCCGAACAGGGGCTGGGCGTCCCTGTGGTCCTCTTCCGTTGTGGACGCGGCCTGCTCCACAACGGGAAGATCTGCGAACAATGTATCAAGATCTCCGCAGGTTACGGCCTCTGACGCCTTGAGAGATCGCGCATCGAATTCATGGCCCCGCAGCCGGCCCGCCGCCGCGTGGACGGCGAGCAGTTCACGGGCATGCTCGCGGTCGGTGTCAGAGGCGCGGTATTCGGCTGGCCCGAAATCAGACCGGCGCGGAACCGATGGTGCCATGCCGTCAGTCAGGTGCGGCAGGCCCTCGAACAGCTGCGCCAGCTCGCCCGTGGTTTCCGCCTTGCCCACGGCGGCGATCTTCTCCGCCGCCTCGGTGGGGGTCAGGTCACCCCGGCGTTCATAGGCATGGAGCATGGTGACCGCCGACTTGCGATCACTGTCAGCCACGGGGGCATCGGGTGGGCCGAACAGAGCGCCGGACCGGACCTGGGTGATCAGCTTCGCCAGGTACTGCTGCGGCGATGCGGTGAACGGCGGCTTCCCGGCGGTCATCGGGTTGACCTGGTCGGGGTGCTCGGTTTCCATCTTCTCGATCAGGTCGGCGATCAGCTGCGCTTCCATGGTGACCTGCGGCAGGTAGCTCTTCGGGATGGTGCGCGTGGTGCCCAGCATGCGGTTCAGCACCGGCAGCGGGATCGGCTCGTTACCGCCAGCGATCGGCGGCTTGTCGTCGTCGGCGCGGATCTCATTGACCGTCCGCGTGCCGATGTTCCGCTGAATCTCATACACCTGGGTGCGGGTGTGCGGGTCCATCTTCAGCAGGTCATCGACATCGAACTTCACGAACTGGGTGGCGGGCAGCATCATCGTCAGCAGATGCTCCCACCGGGTCAGCCACGGGCGGAGTGTGGTGATCAGCTCGTCCAGCAAGTTCATCGTGACGTTCGAGTAGGTGAGCCCGTCGTTGCGGGTGCCGCCGACCCGGTACGGCTGCACGCCGTAGATCGCCGCGACCTGGGTGGCGTTCAGCTGCATCGCCTGAATGAACGCCGCCTCGTTCTGCGGGACGGTGAGCGCCTTGTAATCCCAGTCCCGGCCATACACCAGCGGCTGCCGCATGCGGATCGTGTCGGTGAGCCGCTGCCGGATCTGCTTCGCCTGCTGGTCGTTGACCTCTTCATTGACGTTCTGGAAGGTACCCGGGGGGAAGCCGCCATTGGAGAACCAGTCAGCCGAATACTTCAGGGCATCAATGCCCTGCCCCCACAGCAGGGCGAACGCCTTGAGGGGGCTGACGCCCTCAACCCGGCCAGCGACACTGAACGCTTTCAGGTGGACCAGTTCCTGGCGTTCCATCAGGTGGCCCTTGTAATAGATCCGCGCCCGGTCCGGG